ACCTCTTTTGAACTTTCTAACGGTTCTTACATTAAGGCCGCTTCAACTTCTGGTGATGCAGGTCGTTCCGAAGCATTGTCTCTTTTGGTACTAGACGAGGCTGCACATATTGAGGGCCTTGAAGAATTGTGGACCGGTCTTTATCCCACACTGTCAACTGGTGGCCGTTGTATTGCACTTTCAACACCTAATGGTGTGGGTAACTGGTTTCACAAAACCTGCATTGATGCTGAAAGTGATTCAAATAATTTTCATCTTACAACTCTGCCTTGGGATGTTCATCCCGATAGAGACAAAGATTGGTACAAAAAAGAAACTAGAAATATGTCAAAGAGACAAATTGCACAAGAACTTGAGTGCAATTTCAATACTTCGGGAGAAACTGTCATCGATCCTGAATGTATGGAATGGCTTTTGTCAAGTGTATGCGAACCAAAATATAGAACTGGGTTCGACAGGAACTTTTGGATTTGGGAAGAATATGATCCGACTTGTAATTATCTGATGGTCGCTGATGTAGCCAGAGGTGATGGTGCCGACTATTCAACATTTCATATGATTAAATTAGAAACTTTACAAGTAGTTGGTGAGTATCAAGGGAAACCTACCTTAGACATGTATGCTGGTATACTAAATCAAATTGGCAGAGAATTTGGAAATGCAATGCTTGTTGTTGAAAACAACAATATAGGTTATTCTGTATTAGATAAATTATTAGATGCTAGCTATCCTAATTTATACCATTCAATCAAATCAACACACGAATATATTGAACAACATCAAGCTGAAATTAGAAATTCTGCTGTTCCCGGCTTTACCACTTCGTCAAAGACTCGACCTCTTATAGTAGCGAAATTAGAAGAGTTTATTAGAAATAAACTAATTACCATATATTCTTCTCGGACAATCAATGAGATGAAGACTTTTATTTGGAGGAATGGTAAGCCACAAGCTATGAAAGGTTATCACGATGATCTTATTATGGCTCTAGCCATAGCTTGTTGGGTTAGAGACACTGCGATACAAAACAGTTCGAGAGAACTTAATTACCAGAGAGCATTCGCAGATTCAATCATAACTTCACGAACTATTATGAATACACAAATAAAAGGTCAATTAGGTTACAAAGAAAAGGAATCTTTTGATAAACTAAACGAAGCAAAACAATTATATAAACAATTTAATTGGATTATAAAGTGAGTAAATAAATGGCTGACAATAAAAACAACCCCAGAAATAATCAATCACAATTATTTAAATCTTTAACTAGATTATTTTCTGGTCCGATTATCAATTATCGTTCCCAATCAGGGCGTAGAATTAGACGACAACATCTTGATAAATTTTCTTCAAGATTCAAAACAGCCTCTGGCCAGCAGTTTAAAAAGACTCATTACAGTCCATTAGACCAAATTGGTACTAATGCAATTGCAAACCAAAGGCGCTCCGAGAGATACGTTGATTTTGATCAAATGGAGTATACCCCGGAAATTGCATCAACTCTTGATATTTATGCCGATGAAATGACGACCTATTCTGATCTAAGGCCTATGTTGAATATACAATGCCCCAACGAAGAATTAAGAGCAGTGTTGGCAATCCTGTATGAAAACATTCTTAATGTGGAATATAATCTATTTGGTTGGTCCAGAACAATGTGCAAGTATGGTGATTTTGTATTGTATCTAGATATAGATGACAAATACGGTGTCCAGTCTGCGATTTCATTGCCACCACAAGAAGTAGAAAGATTAGAAGGCCAAGATGCCACTAATCCGAATTATGTGCAGTATCAGTGGAACTCTGCTGGATTAACTTTTGAAAACTGGCAAGTGGCACATTTTCGCGTTCTTGGGAACGATAAGTACGCGCCATACGGTACTTCTATTCTTGAGCCAGCCCGTCGTATCTGGCGTCAACTTACACTTATGGAAGATGCAATGATGGCCTATCGTGTTGTGCGCTCGTCTGAACGCCGCGTGTTTAAGATTGATGTTGGCGGCATACCACCTAATGAAGTTGAGCAATATATGCAAAAAATTGTTACTCAACTTAAAAGGCATTCTATAGTTGACCCAGATACTGGAAGAGTTGACTTGCGTTACAATCCAATGAGCATTGAAGAAGATTACTACATTCCTGTGCGCGCAGGCTCACAAACAGAGATACAATCACTTGCAGGTGCTCAAAATATTACGGCAATTGATGATATTAAATATCTGAGAGATAAATTGTTTTCAGCCTTAAAGATTCCACAATCATATCTCACGATGGGTGAGGGTGCAACTGAAGACAAGACAACGCTAGCACAAAAAGATATTCGATTTGCTAGAACTATCCAAAGATTGCAAAGAGTTGTTATTTCTGAGCTTGAAAAAATTGGTATCATTCACTTGTATACTCTTGGTTTCCGTGGAGATGATTTGTTGTCTTTTAGCTTATCTCTTAATAACCCTTCTAAGATTGCTGAGATTCAAGAGATTGAACACTGGAAAGCTAAGTTTGATATAGCGGCTTCAGCTACAGAAGGTTATTTTTCACGTCGTTGGGTATCTGAAAATATATTTGGTATTAATCACGAAGAATTTATGCGTAATCAAAGAGAAATGTATTACGATAGGAAACACGATGCATCCCTCCAACAAGTTGCAGAAGCGCAAGCAAGCGCCGGCGGCGGCTTAGGTGGCGGTGACTTAGGTTTAGGTGGCGCCGCTGATGACCTTGGTCTTGGCGGCGATACACCAGCAGAAATTCCTGCAGCAGATGTAGACGCCGGCCCTGCTGCCGGTGATGCACCTCCTGCTGGTGACGCACCTGCTGCAGCCGGCGACGATTCGCCACTACTTGCAGTTCCCCCGGGCTCTAGACAAACTAGGAGACTAGCACCCCCAGCAGACAACAAAGTCAGTAAATACCAAAAAAGTAGCTACAGAAGAAAAGATGGTGTGAATGACAAGCGCCCCTCGGGTAAGCGCGCCCAGTCATATGCCTCCATTGCTACACCAGAAACTAATACACCAAGAAAGAATAATCTTGGTTATCCAGAGCTAAGTTCTCTGAGCAGAGGTATTTTTACTGAACAAACATCTATATATTCTGATAGAGATATTGAAGAAGAACAAAAAATTCTTGAAATGAATAATTCAGTTAAATCTCTTATTGATACCTTAGAACACAAAGACAAATTATTAACGGAGCAAAAAGATGAAGCATAACAAAAAAAGAAACACGGCGCTTGTTTATGAATCACTTGTAAAAGAAATTACCGCTGCTATTATTAAGAATGATTATAAGAGAAAAACAGTGGCTGTTTCACTTGTAAAGAAACATTTTAAGCCCGGTAGTCACTTGCGTAGACATCTAGATTGCTATAAGTCACTTTATGAAAATCAAGATTTGCCCATTGGGACTTGCGAAAAAATTATAAAAGAAGCAAATATTGCTGCTAGATTGATTGATCCTCACGGGTTGTTTAAGCAACAAACCGAACTTATTAATGATATTAATAAACAGCTTGACCCAACCGTGTTTGACAATTTTGTTCCTAACTATAAAACTTTAGCTACAATTGATCAGATTTTTAATGATAAAACTACTCCAAAAACTAAAGTAATGTTAGAAAGCAAAATAATTGAAAATATGTCTAAGAGTGTTAAACCGGAAGACAATGTAGATATTGATAAATTAACTCTCACGACCTTTATTGATAAATTCAATAAAAAGTACTCAGACGAACTTCTCGACGAACAAAAACAATTATTAAATTTTTATATCACCTCTTTTATGGATAATGCAGTTGAGCTTAAAATGTTTTTAAATGAAGAGTTAACAAGACTGAAGGCTGAGATTGATGCTATTCCAGAGAATAGATTAGATGGCCGCAGAAACCTGATAAATGAAAAACTTAATTCTTTTCAGGCTACTGAAATTGATGATAACAAATTACTCACCATTTTAAAAACTCAACAACTTGTAAAGGAACTTAACAGTGGCAGTGATTATTAAAGTTGGAAAAAAGTCCAATCAAAAAAAGGTAACACTTGAGTTAGATTTACGTCGTTCAATGAACGGAGATTTAATGATTTTTGATCACGGTGATATTGATATTGTGCTGTCGCCAAATAAGAAAAAAGTTGTTGCTTTCCCTAAAGAAACAATGACCGACTTAGTTTATGGCGCTCAAAACAGACTGTTTACTTGTCTTAGAAAGAAAGGTATCGTTATACCTGAGAGTATCCAAGCCGGCGCTTTCTACGGTTCTTTTGAAGCTACGTTAGAAGAATCAGTTGATCCTGATGCATCTTCAGCTAAGATGGCTTTAATTAACATTCA